GCGCGTGGGTGCGCGAGTGGGACCAGCTCACCCCAGGGTGGGCCACCGCCGCGGCCGACCTAGCCGCCGAGGCTGCCAGGCTAGAGCACTGGCCGCGTCCTACCGACCTGGCACGCCTCGGCTCGGTGATGGGCGTCCTCCAGGCGACCGAGGCAGCACTCGACCGGCTAGNCGNCCTGCTCNTCACCGTCGCCGCACCAGCCGCATCCCGGGTCATCGACGCCACAGCCGCNCTCGAACCGAGGGTGCTCGCCTCGCAGGCCCCGGCGGCGCAGCAGGAGGCGCTGCTCGCCCACCTGACACGCGAGCAGGACGAGGACCAGACCACGATATGGGCCATGGTCGTGTCCCGTATCCGCACGGACACGATCGAGCAGATCAGGGCACGCGTCGAGCAGCAGATCGCCTTCACCGCCCGGCCACTGTCCGACGAGGCGATGGAGGCGGTCCGCCGCCAGCTCATAGCCGGTGTCGATCTTGGTTTGAACCCGCGCGAGGTGGCCCAGCGCATGGTCGACTCGGTGGAGGGCGCGTTCAACGGCGGCCTGTCCCGAGCTTTGGTGATCTCCCGCACGGAGATCCTCGACGCCTACCGGCGGACATCCCAGCAGATCCACGCCGCCAACAGCGACCTGGTCAAGGGCTGGCAGTGGCAGGCCCAGCTGGACCGCCGCTGCTGCCCCTCCTGCTGGGCCATGCACGGCACCGTGCACCGCGTGGACGAGCCGGGCCCGCTGGACCACCAGCAGGGCCGGTGCGCCCGCCTACCGGTACTCGCCACGTGGCAGGAGCTGGGGTTCGACGTGCCGGAGCCACCGTCGGAGCTGCCCGACGCCCAGCAGACGTTTTGGTCGCTGCCGGAGGCCGACCAGCTGGCGATCATGGGACCGGCCCGGTGGGAGCTGCTGCGCTCCGGGCGTATCACCTGGTCTGACCTGGCGACGCGCCGGGAAAACCAGCGGTGGCGGGCCTCGTACGTGCCTACGACGGTGGCCGAGCTGAGCCGGATCGCCGACGAGCGTCCTTCTGGCACACCATCGGGTGACATGGCCGCCGTGTACTGGGCGATCACCAGCCGCAGCTAGTTTCGAGTATGGAAACCTTATAGCGGTTTTCGCGCGTTTTCTTTGCCCGGCCACGCCTCTGATCTCCTCCCCGGGGGGGGTGTTGTGTCCAATTCGCGTTCTGACCGGCGGCGTATGGCTCGTGCCCGCCGGCTGCTCGCCGAGTCCACGACCACGGCCACGGTCGAGGTGTCTGACCGGGCGTGGTCGGATTTTTCGCAGGCGGATTACACGCCTGCTCAGTGGCGGCGCGCCTGCCTGATCGACACCGGTGTCGGTGACCCGGACTCCAAGTCCCGGTACAAGTTGCCTGTCCGCGAGCCCAGCGGGGAGATCAACCGCAACGGCGTGTTCGCCGCGGCGGCCCGGCTCGCCGCCTCTGATTTCCTCCCCGGTGCTCGTGGTGGTGTGGACGCCACACCCGAGCAGAAGCGGCAGGCAGCCCGCGCCCTCGTGCGCATCTACCGCTCCGACCTGGACATGGAACCACCGGAGTCGCTGCTCAGGGTGGCCGGCATGTCGTCGGGCGAGGCTCCTGCGCGTGAGGCGGTGCAAGAGGCCGGGACGATCACCCGCACCAACAAAGACAAACCCGGCCGGATGCTGATCCGGNTGATCAAGGCCGGTTGGTCCGCCAACAACCGCTACTACCCGGCGGAGGTGCTACGCCGTGACGGGCCACGCGCGTTCCCGCAGGGCACGCTCGCGTTCGTCGACCACGCCACCGAGGAGGAGGACGCGACCCGCCCGGCCGGCAGTATCCGCAACCTCGCAGCAGTGCTGAGCCGTGACGCGTGGTGGGATGAAGAGCAGCGGGCCCTCGTCGGCGAGCTGCGTTTATTCAAGCCGTGGCGTGACGTGCTCACCGACATGGCCGAGCATATCGGCATGTCCATCCGCTCGTGGGTGATCGGGGACTACGGAGAGGCCGAGGGCCGCAACGGATTCATTGTCCGCGAAATCACCGAAGGACGGTCTGTTGACTTCGTGACCGTCCCCGCCGCTGGCGGGGCAATCCTGTCGGTGCTGGAATCGGTCGGGCACGAAATGGAGCAGTGGGGTGACGACCAGCCCACCGCGGCCAGCCCGGAGCCGGAGCCGGCTCTGGCAGCCAACCAAACCCCTTCCGCAGAAACGGTTTTGGACGCCGAGATCGGCGGCGAGCTCGCCGCGCTCGACCGGCTACTAGCAGATGTACCGGCCCAGCCGACGGCTGGGACCGGTCCCGGTCAACCCGACGCGGGCGGCAGCCCGCCGACCGTAGGACAGAAAGGAGAGGCCCTGATGTCAGAGGCCACTCAGGACGGCGCTCGCGCGCCGGACAAGGAGGCGGGCACCATGACCGAGGCCCGCATGGATGCCACCGAAGCGCGGGTGGCAGTGGTGGAACGCGCTCTCGCCGAGTACCGGGACCGCGCGCACAGCCTCGCCGCCGCGCTGACCGAGGCCCGTAACGCCCAGCGTGCCGCCGAGGCGGAGCGGGACCGTGCCGTGGCCGAGATGCGCCGCTACAAGGCGAACGAGGCCGGCCGCCGGCTCGTCGAAACCAAGCTGAGCGCGCCCGAGTCTGGTGTGCCCGAGCANATGCGCGGGCTGATCGGCCCCCGNGTGCACGAGCGGATCCACGACCACGTGCCGCTCACCCCGGACGGTGAGGTGGACCAGGCCGCGCTCGAGTCGCTCGTGGACGCGGCGATCAAGGCTGAGCGGGTGCACGCCGCCCAGCTGTTGGAGGCACAGGGTGTCGGCCACGTTAGTGGCCTAGGTGTGGAGGACACCGGGCTGATGACGACCGAGCAGTTTGAGCGGCAGGCGAGCGAGATGTTCGCCGCGCTGGGCATGGACGAGAGCACTATCCGACTCGCGGTGAGGGGGCGCTGACATGGCGACCAACCAGGTGTACAGCCACGGTGACCAGTGGGACGTGCCGGCGTCGGCGGTCACCCCGAGCGACCCGGAATCGGGTGACCCGGTGCTCGTCGGCCAGGTGCCGGCGGTGGCGCTCACCGGTGTGTGGACGGACGCGACCGGCACCGATCGGGTCACCGTGAAAACGAACGGCGTGTACGAGCTGCCGGTGACCGGCGAGAGCGGCGCTGTTTCGATCGGCACGATCGTCTACTTCGACACCTCCGACGAGGGGTTGAACGACAGCTCTGCCGGCAACGTGCGGTACGGGTACGCGCTGGGCGCGGTCGGAAACGGATCGACCACCGTCATCCCTGTGAAGATCGGCTACTGAGGAGAGCCACTGAGATGCGAAGCAATATTTTGGATGCGCTGCCGGAGGTGGCTTCCTTCTCGGCAGCCGAGGCCAGCCCGACCGCCCTGTACGGCGGTGAGGGTGTGAACCTGTCGGGGCGGGTGCGGCGCTCCCGCACCCAGAACCCGGCCTACCAGAAGGCGTTCCTGGAGGCGCTGGGCCTGTACACGCGGGTCATCCGCGGTGACCGGCGCGCGGCCCTGGACTTCCAGGAGGCGATGACAACCAGCGACTTCCAGTTCTTGTTCGGGGACATCATTGACCGGCAGATGCTGGCCGCCTACCAGCAGATGCCGGTGCAGTGGGCGTCGCTGGCCCGCCGCGGCCGTGTCCGCGACTTCCGCACGGTCAAGCGGTTCATCTTGGACGGTGGCGAGGCGGTGCTCGACGAGGTCGGGGAGCAGTCCGAGTACCCGGCCGCGTCGCTGGCCGACGGAGTCTACGAGTACCGGGTCCGGAAATTTGGNCGGCGGATCCCGTTGTCGTGGGAGACGCTGATCAACGACGATTTGGACGCGTTCGCGGACATTCCCCGCCGGTTGGGGAACGCCGCCCGCCGGTCGGAGGAGCGGTTCGTCACGTCGCTGTACGCCACCTCAACCGGCCCCAACAGCTCGTTCTTCAGCGCCGGGAACGGGAACATCACCAACGAACCGCTGACCATCACCGGGCTCCAGGAGGCGTTCCGCCTGCTGGCTGAGCAGACGGACGCCGATGGCGCTCCGATCTATGTGGAGGCAGCGGTCCTGGTGGTGCCGCCCGCGCTCGAGGTGACGGCGCGGAACATCCTCAACGCCACCGAGATTTTCGCGGCGACGGGTGGCGGGGACGGTATGGGCAGCGACCAGCTGCGGGTCAGCAACTGGATGCGCAACAGGGTCCAGCTGGTCGTGAACCCGTGGCTGCCGATCATCGACCAGACCACGGGTAACACCGCCTGGTACCTGTTCGCGGACCCGAACGTCGGCCGGCCCGCACTCGAAGTCGGGTTCCTCATTGGACACGAGGCCCCGGAGCTGTTCCAGAAACACCCGAACGCGACCCGCGTGGGTGGCGGCATCGTTGACCCAACCGACGGCGACTTCGACACCGACAGCGTGGAGTGGAAGGTCCGCCACGTGTTCGGTGGCACGCTGATGGACCCNAAGAGCGGGGTCGCGTCGACCGGAACGGGCGACGAGAGCTGACCGTGATGATCCGGCCAGGGGACGAGAGGGAACTGCTGGCGGCGATCCTGCGTGAGCTCCAGATTCTGCGCGCCGCGCTGGTCGACCGCCAGCAGTCCCATCCTGAGGGGTGGGTGCAGGTGATGGAGCCTGCGTCCACCCCAAACCCCGATGGGGGGCGGTAGCGTGAGCGAGCACGAGCAGGTAGATGTCTACCAGGAGCGGTATCTCGCCCACCAGGC